TAACTTTTGCACTTTTAGGAATGTCTGGATTGCGTACCTATGAGAAGCTAAAAGGCATTGCTACATGACATGGGCATCACCACACTTCAGTTTAGACGAATTAACCTTTAGCGAGACAGCAGAAAGAAAGGGTATAGACAATACACCTAATGATGATGTGTTAGACAACTTATACATAACAGCAATGGAGATGGAAAATGTTAGAGAACTATTGGGTAATAACCCTATACTTATTAGCAGTGGCTATCGCAATTTGGAGCTTAATACATTACTCGGCAGTAAGCCAACTTCGGCACACATTAGAGGACTGGCTTGCGATTTTACTTGCCCAAAGTTTGGTGACCCTGATGACATTGTGGATGCTATTTTTGGGTCTGATATTCAGTATGACCAGATTATTTTGGAATTTGATAAATGGGTGCATATCGCTTTTCCAGAAAATGGAAAGAGTGCTAGGAAAAAAGCGTTAATTATTAATAAAAAAGGAACAATGATTTATTCGCAATAATGCTTCTTAAACATAAAAGAATGTTAAAAACATTACTAGCTATGTTTGGTATTTGTTTGTTATTATTTACAAGTTACTTATTGGTAATATACATTATATGAAAATATTAGTTTTGGATATAGAAACAAGTCCACACACAGGATTTCATTGGGGGTTGTTTCAGCAAAACATTAGCTTAAATCAACTTATAGAATCATCAACAGTTTTGTGTTGGGCAGCAAAGTGGTTAAATAAAAAAAAGATATTTTTTTCTAGTGTTTATGACACAACACCAGCAAAAATGATTAAAGAAATACATGAGTTAATTAATAAAGCTGATGCTGTCATAACTTACAATGGCAAAAGATTTGATATGCCTACATTAAACAAAGAATTTTTAATACACAAACTACCACCACCAAGTCCTTACAAAGATATTGATCTACTCACAACAACTAGAAACAAGTTTAGATTTGCAAGTAATAAACTAGATTATGTTGCTAATTTGTTAAATGTAGGAAAAAAAGTTAGCCATGAAGGGATGCCACTATGGATTGATTGTATGGCAAAAAATCCTAAAGCATGGAAGTTAATGAAAAAGTACAACATTAACGATGTTAAAATTACAGAAGAAGTTTACTACAAACTTCATGGATGGATTACTGTACATCCAAATCATAATTTAGAAACTAAAGAAATGTGTTGTCCAAATTGTGGAAGTTATAATTTACAAAAAAGAGGAGTGCAAATATCTCTGACAAACAAGTACCAAAGATTTCAATGCCAAGATTGTGGGAAGTGGTCAAAAGGAAAAAAACCAATAGAAAAAATACAATCAGAGTCGGCTATACCCATATAAGGAAAATAGAAATGGATGTACAACTAATAGCATTACACATGGCAGATAAAACCATAGATGCAGTAGATGTTGTACAAGGTGAGTCAGAGTTGATCATACATTTATCTGATGGCAGTTCAATTGAAATGATTGTAGATAGCATACATATGAATGTACAAGACCTAGATGATTAACCAAGACCTCTTTGTATCAAATACAAATAAAAGTCGCACCACGAAGCTCATGACACTTCCAGATGGCACTGAAACACACAATTGCAGCAAAGACTACATGGTCTATTGTGAAGCATTAAATTTATCTAAAAAAACTTTATCGTTTAGACAGAAGTTCTTAAAAAAAATAGATAAACCACTACAACAAGAAAGGGTAAATAAATTGAAATATTGGCTAACATTTATTTGGAATAAAAGATGAGACTAGACGAAATAGAAAGAATTGCTATGCAGTCTGAACTGGAAAGGGCATTAAATAGAAAGCCATATTTAGATCATGCTTTTGAACCACGCACTGCAAGAAATATGTCTGCTCAAGAAAATGTTTACGGTTTTCTAGACAAGTATGTATCTACCCCTGCTGCAAAATCTATTGCTGGTAGCAAAGGTAATTTTGGGATAATGGATTTACTTGGCATACCATTTACTGAAGATATGGGAAGGATGGCAGGTAGAGGTGCAGCAAAAAATAACTATAGTGATGTAGCTTTAGGTACTGGTGGAATGTTGTTAAGTGCTGCTGATCCATCTAAAGCCATAGGTAAAGTTGCAAAGCCAGTTATTAAAAAAACTAAAAAAGTAATATCTAATGTAAAAAACAAAATGACAAGAAAGGATGCAGTTAAGGAAGGATTTATACATCCGTTAACAACTCCAAGTTTAGCTAGTGGTAAATCTATAACTGTAGATACTACAAAATTAAGACCTATTGATGACATGACTTCGGTTATTGTTCCATTTGAAAATACAAAAACACCGAAGATAATTACACCTGAAGATTTATATAATCAAAAATTAGCAGGAATAACTACAAAAGGTGATAGAACAAATGTTGGTTTATTAACTGAAATAGATGGAGTGCCTTTACAAGAAGGTGTACCTTTACATGGTGGTGGTAGATTTGCTGATATAAACGATGACATATGGGCATCAGAAAAAGGCAGAGTTTCTACAATAGGTAACCAAGCAAGAGGGTTATTAGACGAAGGGTACAATCCTGCAACAATGTATACTACTTCAGCTCATGATTCTTTAAGATTTAATACAATGTTAACAGATGGATTTTTACAAGAAATAAGAACTTTTAATTTACCTAAAAAAACAATTAAAGAGTTTGATGATTCATTAAGAAAAATTAGACCTGAATGGTTAGGTATAAATCATCCTGAAGCTAGAGAACAATTATATCAAAGAGGAGCAGGAGCATTACGAACTCAATTTAATGAAATAGGCAGTCAAGCTAAATTTAGAAATATGGGTTTCCCTGAAATAGCTCCAATTAAAAAAGCAATTACAGATCCACCTTTAATAAACACACCTAATATGTTTTCTGGATATAGGGTTGGAAAAATAGATCCTGACAATATGATTATTACAAACCCAAATGTACCACATCCAACTTACAATACTCATATAGGTGGAACTCAAGTTGGTGAATTACAAGTGCAAATGCCACACGCTGAATTGTTTCCTGACTTTGTTGCAGAAAGAAGAAGGTTAGGTAAACCTGTTGGTTCAGATAATCGTTCAGCAGAATTATCTTTTCCAACACAAAAATTTGATCAAAAATGGTTAGATAGTGTTATGCCAAAATTTGAACAAAGAGTTAAACAAGAAAAATTAAGACAGCAAGGTTTATTAGAAACTTTCTCAAACCCAACTACAAGTAACCCTACAAAGTCAGGTGGATTACTAAAGAAAAATACTAGCTCTGTATGGGATGATCCTATACAAGCAATTACATCAGCAGACACATCTATAAACAAATCTAACACTGCGGAAGCATTTACAACACTAACTACAGAAAAAGCATTTAAAAAAGGCAGTGTCAATATTGATATAGGTGGTGGTAAATTTGATAACGCTGATGAGTTGTTACAAAAATCTGATGCTACTAATTTAGTCTATGATCCATTTAATAGAACTAAAGCTCACAATGCTAATGTTGTTGATGCAGTCTCTGGTGGTAATGCTGACACAGCTACAATAAATAATGTACTTAATGTTATAGATGGTGAAGCCAATCAACTTAAAGTATTAAACCAAGCTAAAGATGCAGTTAAAAAAGATGGTAAAATATTTATTAGTGTGTATCAAGGTAAGGTTGATGGTGGAGGTAGAGTTAATTCTAAAGTGTATGAACAATATATAAAAATTGAAGATTATTTAGATTTAGTTAAAAAGGTATTTCCAGATGCTAAAATTAAAAATAAGATTATAAGAGCTACCAATAATTAAGCATAGATTCTTTTACTAGTAACAGTTAGTAAATTATCAAAAGCAAGATCTAAATTTTTTTCATAAAACATAGGTTTCTTACCACCAAGAAACCGATAATAAATTGCAGACTTTTGATTTTTATCAAGACCATCAATAACAGCATCAACAATCTTAATATTATTCATATCAGTTTTAGATACCATATCCTCAAACACTTCCGATGTAGACTCGCCACCAGTAAAAAAATAACTTGTGCTACTTGGATAACCTAATCCATGCTTATCTACTTTCATCCACCTAGACCAATCATCTAGTATATTCATAAGGCGATTAATCCTCACTCACCACCTTCATATACAGTGTTTACAGTCCCATACATATGAGGAGTAGCTTGTGGATATGAAACATTTTTTCCATCATCCATCTTATGAGATTTTTTACTTTTAACTTTAAAGTTGTCTAGTATTTCTTTTGGGTAAAACATTGTAGCTAATGCACAATCAATCTTCTTGGAATATACAGTGTTTCTTTGAGTTTTTCTTCTTACTAATAAATCTTTAATACATAAACTTCTAATAATATGAGCTGATGTAGTTTCTTCTATTCCAACATTTTCTGCTACATCTTGAATTGTCAATTCCTTTCCTCCATCAAACAAAGCATAAATCATTTCTGATATTTGAAATCTTTGTAGTTTCCTTCCATCCTTTAAATCATACCAATGTAAGTTAGTTTGATTCTGTAATTTTTCGTATTTCATAACTCCCCCTTTGTAACAATCTTTCCTGTAGGCTCATGAACAATATGAAATTCTTTGTCCTTGCTCATTATAAAATATGTATAACCCTCCCAAACAAATTTATGTTCCTTCCATTCGTTTTTATTTTTCTTTAGTGTTTCTTTTCCCTTTGTCATTACAAACTCCTTTTAAATATTTATCATGCCCACACCACCATTTTTTATAAAAAAACTTTCCCTCTTTTTTACATACATGGCAAGGGTGTGGTTTGTTTAAATTAATCTTCGTCATGCAATTCGTCATCAATCCATTCATCTTGCTTGGCTTTAACCTCTAAAACCTTTAATTCTGTTTGATGAACTTTAATCATTTGCTCAAGATACCATATTGCTTTTTTGCAATCATCAATTTTGTCTATAATTTTTTCAGACTTCAAACCTTCTCGGCTAATGTACTTTAAAGCGTTTCCTTTTATGTAACCATAAAATTCTTCCTTGCTCATTTTGGCTTTCATATACTCTATTGTTTCTATTCCGCCTTTTTTGTAATGTTCAGGATTTATGCTATCTTCCATTTTTAATTCCTCATTATTATTAGTAACAAATACTACCATTTGCAGTAGGCTGACAAACTGTTAATTTATCAGTTCCATAAATAAATGTTGATTCATTATCAGATACTTCAACATCATAATTTACTGAACCCTCATTATCTATATACACAATTGTATCTGGTGCATCAATAATAACTAATGATCCATCATCAGTCCAAACACTTTCTGCACTTAAACTACCGCTTAACAACATCAATAAAATAATTCTCATAACAACTCCTTTGTAAGTGTGAAATAACACCATATGCAGATAATATATTAATTAAATTATTTGTGCAAATAGGTGTTGCAAATGGTTTGCAATCCTGTAATATAGAGTTATAAACAACAAAGGAGAAACAAAATGATACTAACAGACAACAAAGCAATCGCTAACTTAATAGGACTAGACATCATAGCTGAAATAGCAGATGACTATACTTGGAAGTCTGAAAAGTTTATGACCAAAACTAAAGAGCTAATGTACCCAGATGCTAAAAGTGTAGCTACTGAAATAAAAGATGCATGGTTTGATGAGGTTGAAGATAAACTAACATCTTTTCAGCTTTATGACTTTAGTAACAGAATAGACTTTCAATCTATAGCAGACACAGCTATAGAAGAAGCAGAAGAAAGACGAGATGCTGAAGCTGAAGCAAAAGAGTATGAAGAAAATCCTGATAACTGGATCTACGATAAAGAAACTGGAGTTTGGGATGAAAGATATTAATAACAAAGGAGATATTAAAATGCAACAAAAAATAATGGAAGAAGCTAACCAACATTTTGCAATTAGTAATTTTGCAGAAATTGTACTAGACTCTGGAGCTAATTCAGTTCTAGGTTTAATCAAGCAACTTAACCCTGATGCCTACCAAGAATTAATTATGGCATCACAAACAAAGGAGATATAAATGAAAGAACTAATTGAAATTCAGCAAGAACTTAAAGCACCAAAAGGTCAGTTAAATAAATTTGGTAATTACAACTACCGAAGTGCAGAAGATATTTTAGAAGCTGTAAAACCTTTACTAGCTAAACACAATGCATTGTTATTACTTACCGATGAAGTTAAAGAGGTAGGTAATTATATGTATGTAGAAGCTACAGCAGTTTTTCAGATAGGTGAAAATGCTATTAGTGTTAAAGCACAAGCAGGTATTAATCCAACTCGCAAGGGTATGGATATCAGTCAGAGTTTTGGATCTAGCAGCAGCTATGCAAAAAAATATGCATTAGGAAACCTTTTACTTCTGGATGATACAAAAGATGCAGACAGCAAAGACAACAGTGCTGTTAACAAGCCATCTACACAAGCCGAACTAAAGAAAGCAAAAGAAACTTTAGAAGAAGCTCATGCAGTTGGTGCACTCAAACAAGCATTTTTTGAATTACCAGATGTACAACAATCTGAATTAAGGGATTTTGCTAATGAGCTCAAACGAACATCTTAACTTTTTAAGATATGAAGATGGTAAGTTGTTTTGGACACAAACAACCTCAAACAAATTTAAAGTTGGTCAAGAAGCAGGGTCAATAAAAACTAATGGGTATGTTCATGTGCAGCTTTTTAATAAAAAGTATTACGCTCATAGAATTATATGGGAAATGTTTAATACTGTTATTCCTAAAAATAGGCAAATAGACCATATTAATAACAATCGTTCTGATAATAGAATAGAAAATTTACAACTAGTAACTAATAAACAAAACAGCCAAAGAAGAAATAACTCTAAAGGTTATCAGTTTATGAAAAATTTGATTAGACCATATTGTTCTAAAAAGAGATTTAATTGTAAAACTTATTATTGTGGGATGTTTGGAACTCCATGTGGTGCTTACATGGCTAATAGAATGTTTTTTATAAGAGGGTTACATGAATAGTCATCTTAAAGATAATCGTAGGCATAACATCATAACTGCATCTCAAGCATGGGGTGCAGTTTATGAAAGACAAAAGCTTTGGAAGGAAAAGACGTTTAGGGAAAAACCTTTTGCAGGCAATC